CGAATCTGCAAAGTACCTCATGATCCTAATTTACCTGTTTACACTTCTTGGGACTTAGGGATTTTAGACCCTACAGCAATTTGGTTTTTTCAGATCTATGGTAAAGAGGTTCGAGTCATTGATTATTACGAAGCCAATAATGAACCGCTTGCACATTACGCTCGAATCTTAGACGAGAAAAAACAACAGGTTGGCTATAACTACAGTAAACATTTTGCGCCACATGATATCGCTGCGCGTGATTTATCGAGTGGCGTTAGTCGTGAGCAAACGATGGCTAAGTTAGGCTATCGTACGACCAAGGGTGCAAGACTCAATGTAGAAGATCGAATTGAGGCAACACGCCAATTCTTAAAAAATTGTTGGTTTGATGCCGAGAAATGTAAATACGGTATTCGAGCATTGCAAAACTATAGACGTGAATTTAACGATAAGTTGGAACAATTCAAGGCTACTCCTGTCCATGATTGGGCATCTCATGGTTCGGATGCGTTTGGCGAGGGTGCTTTGAATATCAATAAAATGCAAATGCCAACGAGTAAAAAATCTCCACCTCCACCACTTGCAACAAGGACAACATTGTCATGACAGAAGAGAAGAAAAAACAAGGCACTGACATTCTTGAGCGTGTGCGTAAAATGTGTGATGAGGCTGAGGACTACTGGCACGAAATTTATGAAATGGGTAAAGAAGATCGTCAGTTTGTCACGGTTGATAAAGCTCAGTGGAGCGAAAAAGACCGTAAAGAGCGTGAGAAAGATGGTATTCCTACACTCACATTTAACGTGCTTAGAACGTATTGCAAACAGCAAATCAACTCAGCACGTTTAAATCGTCAGCAAATCAAAGCTGAACCTGTCGATGATATTGCAGACCCAGCAATAGCAAAAATCTTTAACGGTTTGTTGCGTGATACTGAAATTACAAGCGGTGCTGATAATGCCTATGATGCAGGGGTGGAAGGTGTAGTTTATGGCGGTATGGGATTCGTCCGTATTCATGTTGATTATGTTTCTCCTGATAGCTTTCAGCAAGAGCCTAAAATTCTCACAATTCACAATCCTGAATCTGTCTTTTTAGACCCGATGAGCAAAGAGCTAGACGGCTCAGATGCGCGTTATGTCGTGATTAAAACATGGTTGCCGAGAGCTGACATTATCGACCAATATGGTGAAGATGCAGCAAGCAATTTTGATGATACAACTCAAAATAGCGAATGGCTCAATCATGATGATAAAACGGTCTGTGTTGCTGAAATGTTTGAGATTCAGCGCAAAGCCAAAACATTGTATTTGTTGGCAGATGGTACAACTACATATGATAAGCCTGATGATGAATCGCTCATTGTAAAAGATCGAGATAGTTATGAGGAAAAGTGTTGGTGGTACAAACTCACGGGCACTAAAGTTTTAGAGAATCGTGAATTTATCGTACCAATGTTGCCGATTATTCCAGTCTACGGGGATGTGACATGGGATGGTGAGAAACGCTATGTGTATTCAATGGTGCACTTTGCCCGAGATCCTCAAAAACTCTATAACTTTTGGAAATCGTCAGAAGCGCAACAAATTTTAGAGGGATTGCGTAAGCAATATTTACTTCCTGAGCGTGCTTCAAGAGATATAGGAGAATGGTCCAATCCGAATGGTTATCAAGTATTGCGTTATAACGATATTGATGATGACGGTAACGCTATTGCACCACCGCAACAGATGCCTGCATTAACTGCGCTCAACGGTATTTTAAATGCAGCAGATGGAGCCAAACAAAGCATTGAGCAGATTCTCAATATGCAACCTGCTGCGATGGGAAGCGATGAGCGTGGTCTATCAGGTAAAGCCATTGGCATGTTGCAACAGCGCGCCGATGTAAGTCATTTTCACATTACAGACAACTTGAACAAATCACTTGCTCAGGTGGGGCGTGTGTTGATCGGGATTTATCAAAAAGCCTATTCAGTGCAGATGGTAAAACGCATCACTGGTGAAGATAACAAGACTGAACGTGTACAGATCAATGCGCCTGTGCCTCAAGGACAACAGGCTGATGGCGTGATAGATGGCATTTTGAATAACTTAACCGTAGGCCGTTATGATATTCGAATGTCGACTGGTCCAAGCTTTATCAGTCAACGTCAAGAGAATAAGCAAGCGCTTACTGAGCTATTGCAGTTTGTTCCGCAGATTGGTCAAGTCGCACCTGATCTACTGCTTAAAGCGTTTGATGACGGCAATATGCTTGAAGATATTGTTGAGCGTATCAAAAAGTCTCTAAATCCTGCTTTAACACAGGACGGTGAAGATCCACAGCTACAAGCTGTCATGCAACAGTATCAACAGCAAATGCAACAGCTTCAACAAGCCTTACAGCAAGCTCAAGCACAAGTTGAGGATAAGAATGCAGAGCGTCAAGCCAAGTTTGAGATTGAGCGCCTCAAAGCTGAAACAACACTTGCAGTTGCTCAACTCAATAATGTCGCTAAGGCTGAGTTGGAAGAGTTGAAAGGTGCAATCAATATGATTTTGCAACACATGCAACCGCCTCAAGAATGGCTTGAGACTGATATGCAGAATCAACCACCACCAGAACAACAGATGTATCAAGAACCGCCTCAAGAGGGCGGTTTTTTAATGCCTGAAGATCAACAAATGCTTGAACAGCAAATGATTGATCCACAGGGACAGCAACAAAATTTCGTACCCGATGACGGTCAGATTGGGATTGATACGCAAAACATGGCTGTAGATGAACAAAACCCCGAACTTGGCGGCTTCCAAGGCATAAGTGAGCAATAAAATGGAAAATACAGAGCAATCAACAGAAACCACTGAACAAACCACACCACCAGTTGAAACAGAGCAATCTGAACAGACTCAAGGTGATGGCAGTGAAACTGAGTTAACAGAAGAACAGCAAGCCGAAGCTGCCCAAAAAGCAGAAGATGAAAAGGCTGCTCAACGGCAAAGCGCAATTGATAAGCGTATCGCAAAAATTACTTGGGAGAAAAACGAAGCAATTCGAAAAGCTCAAGAGTTAGAGCAAAAATACGCAGCTCAAGAGCAAAAGTCTTTAGCTGAACCACAGTTGCATGATTTTGATTCTATTGAGGACTACGCAAAAGCTTTATCGAAATATCAAGAAGATAAAGCAAATCAAAATTATCAAAGTCAATTTGAGCAACAGCGTAATGAGCAGATGCGACAAGCAAAAGCATTAAAGCTTGATGCTGCTGAGGCTGAATTTCAGAAAGCACACCCTGATTACCAACGTGTAGTTGGGTCAATTGTTCATATTAGTGGTGGGGAATTACCTGAGCAATTAAGCCTAGCTGTACTTGAGTTGGGCGATGCTGCGCCTGCCGTGCTTTACGAAATCGGCAAAGATCCTGTTGATGTTGTTGATTTACTCAATATGTCACCAGTTGAACAGCTGATGAAGATTGGTGAAATCCGTGCATCACTTAAAAATAATCCTAAAACTCCAAAAATTCCAAATAACCCTGCGCCTGTTTCCCCAGCAAAAGGGGCAACGAACTCTAAAAAAGATCCTTATAAGGGGTCAGATGAAGAGTTCTTGCGTGGTCGTGGTTTAACTTAATAAGGTATTAAAAATATGTCTGGAAATAATGTATTAACACATAACGTTGTCGCAAAAGAAGCCGCTGCAATGTTGATTGAAGAATCAGTTTTTATCAAATCGATCAACCGTGGTCGTGAACAAGAATTTGATAAAGATAAGTCAGGTTACAAAGTGGGTGAGTCAGTTCGCATCAAAATCCCACCAATTCCTGTAGTTACTGAAGGTAAAGAATACAGTAGTACAGATGCGGGTTTAAATGCTCAAGAATCATCACGCATTTTAAAAGTCGATACTCAAAAGCATGTTTCTTTAGAATTTGGCGCTGCCGAACAAGCCTTAACTTTGACTCAATTCAAAGATCGTTTTCTCAAACCTGCAATTCAATCTCTAGCCACCGATATTGATGCAGACTTGTTAAAACGTGCGATTGTGACTGTAAATAACGGCACATTGATTGGTGCAAATGAAATCTCACCGCTTGCGCCATTTGGTCGTGCACGTGAAATGTTGGCTCGTTCATTAACGCCTGCAGCTGGACGAATTGCATTACTTTCATCTGAATTCACCAATGGTATTGTTGATCCTTCAGGTACTTTATTTAATCCGAATGCTGAAATCGCCAAGCAGTATAAAGAGGGCTATGTCGGTCGTGCACGTGGTTTTGATTTTGTCGAATCAGAACATATTTACCGTCAAGAAAATGGTAAAACGACTGGTATTTCAGTAAGTGGTGGTGGTCAGACTGGCGGTAATTTAACTGTAGGCGGTTTATCAAACGGTGATGTGATTCGAGCTGGTCAAGTATTTACATTGACTGGCGTGGAAATGCTTCATCCATTGACGCGCAAGTCTTACGGTAAACTGATGCAGTTTGTTGTGCTTGAAGATGTGACAGCTGGTGGTGCAACAGCAACTTTAAAAATCTATCCTGAAATTACACCTGATTTGATTGGTGCGGATAAACAAGCAAATGCCAATGTTTCTGCATCACCGTTAAATGCTGTTGGTTTGACATTCATCGGTGGAAATAACGATGTGATTGACCAAGCACTTTGCTATACCAAAGACGCATTTAGTGCTGCTTTTGTGCCGTTAAAAGTGCTTGCAGGTTGTGAAGGTTATACCTTTAACACTGAAACAATGGCATTGCGTGTGCAAACAGGTGGTAACTGGGTAAGCGACTATGAAGGCACTCGAATCGATGTGCTGTATGGCTTTACCATGGTTCGTGGTAATCACGCTGCGCGAGTCGGTCGAAAAGCTTAAACCATAAAACCAATGACAACAAATGCCCCTTAATTGGGGCGTTGTCATTTCTGGAGTATAGAAATGCAAGAATTTCCTAAAATGCTGTATATCGGTTCAACTCAATTGCATAAGCCTGAAATCGCACAAAACCAAAATCATGAAGATGACTTGCGTGAATTGGGCTTTGTTGATTTTGCTGATTTAGAAAGTGAACAAGCACAAATCTCAGGTGAGATGCCTAACAGTGCATCAAGCGAAGATTTTAAGGACGCATTTGTACCTGTTGAACAATTTGATGCAGTCAGCGAAGAACTTGTTGAAAAAGAGTTGCAACTCAATGTAACTCAGACTGAACGTGACCAATTCAAAGCTGAAAATGACGATCTAAAAGGGCAATTGAGCAAAGCACTTGAAGAAAATCAACAGTTACAACAGGTCATTGATTCATTTAAAACTGAATCGGTGAATGCTACAGATGCATTCGATTACAACTCAATGACTTCTGAGCAATTGCGAACAATCCTTGATGCTAAGGGTATTAAGTATTTAGCACGTGACAATAAAGATACGTTACTTGCTTTATTGACTCAACCAGTTAAAGCGGAAGAATAACCATGAAAGTTCGTGATTTAGTCCATGCCTCAGCGCGTGTAATCGGCATCGTAGCGTCAGGCGAAAATATGACAGATGCCGAGTTAAGTGATGCAGTATCATCATTGAATATGCTACTGGGGCAATGGTCTACATCACGAGACTATGTGTTTTCTTCTCAAGACATTGAGATCAATCTTAACGGCAATTCGTTGCATCAAGTCGAAGCAAAATTGATTTCAGATGATGCCAAGCTCAACGGTGAGGCAATCAAAATCTACCGAGATATTGCCCTAAACAAGCCTAAAAATTGCATTGAATATTACAAAATGCCCAATGGTTATGCATTGCGTATTCCACCAAAAATCACAGGGAAATTGATTATTGAATCTTTGATTAGCCCGCCGTTTCCGCTTAAAGCAACTGATGACGTAATGATACCTAATGAGTATTTTCGTGCGATCAAATACGCTTTAGCGATCGAGCTTGCACCCGAATATCAATTACCGATTCGTCCTGATGTTCAACAACAGTATCAGCAAGCAATGCGCATCATACATCGAGCGCAATCCACACCTACACCAGCGAAACCCGATCGAGTTTTGATGGGCATTAGCAGGGGGAGACATTGGGATTATCATGATTAAATTACCTTTAGTCGGACCAGCATACAAAATGCAAGCTCAAAGCATGAGCTGTCAGAATTGCATCAACTGGTATCCGCAAACGATTGAATATCCCAACGGTGCACGAGTTGCAGCATTGATGCCTACACCAGGATTAAAAAAGATTTTCCAAGGTTTAACGTCTGCTGTGCGTGGTTTGCATGTATTGTCTAATGGTGCATTGCTTGCGGTCATCGGCAATAAGCTTTATCACAGCAAAGCCAATAAGTTTGATTTGACTGAAATCGGCTTAATCAGTGCGCTTGGCACAGTGCGCTTTGCAGACAATGGGCGTGTTGCGCTGATTGTGAATGGTACTTATACCTATTCACTTGATCTTAAAAAACTAGCCCTCACTCGTTTGTCGGGTTCAGCAATTCCACGCTCCACGCATGTCGTTTTTCTTGATGGTCGTTTTGTTTTCAATAAAGCGAATACAGGACAATTTCATTGGTCTGATTTGTATAGCACCAATGTGAATGCTTTGTCTTATGCAACTGCAGAATCTACACCCGACAATGTGACCGCTATCATTGAATTCAACTCAACAGAATTATGGTTATTCGGCTCTCAAAGTGTTGAGCGTTACTATGGTACAGGTTCAGCAAATGCACCATTTTCAAGACTTTCAGGCGGTGCAATGTCATTTGGTTGTCTTGCCCCTGATAGCATTGTTTCGCTGTCTACTGGTGTGATTTGGCTTGGTGTAAGCGAGTTCGGTGGCAGTCAAATTGTAATGAGCGCAGGCGGTATTCCTGAACGAATCTCAACACATGCGCTTGAAGAAGAAATTGCATCTTTCAGCAAGACTACTGATGCGATGGCTTATGCGTATCAGATGGAAGGACACGTTTTTTATGTGATTTCATTCCCATCGGCAAATGTCACATTCTGTTTTGATGTATCAACAGGTCTTTGGCATCAACGTTCATTTGCCAATGCTCAAGGCTTACATGAGCGCCATCGTTCTCAGCATCATGCCTATTTCAATAATATTCACATTGTTGGAGATTATCGCAACGGCAAGCTTTATCAGTTAGATAACAATATCTTTACTGACGATGGTGAATTGATTTTGCGTGAAAGAACAGCACAAGCCGTCATCACCGATCAAAAGTTGACTCGTTTTAATCAGCTACAGATTATTTGTGAAACTGGGTTTTATGGTGAAGTTAAGAAAGAAGATCCAAAACCGCCAATAATTTCTTGTGTGGGTGCGACAAATACTGTGTTATTGCATCGGGCAGCTCTGATTAATCTAGATGAAAGCACAATTTTCCCTAAAGAGGAAAAGTTTATTATTAATGGGATAGAGTTAGAAGGCCCCCCAGATTATATTGAATTAGAACCTACGATTTTACCCCCATTCCCTCCACCAAGTGGCTATAAATGGATGGATTCCGTCCTAATTAAAAATAATGCTGATTTTGATGTGCGTTTTGAGCATCAAATGGTACCAGCTAATCAGAACTTGGCTCGAATTGTTCTAAGTGACAACCCTACTGTGATTTCTTTTGATGTAAATAGAAATGGAGTTTGTTTGTCTGGAAAATCACCAACCATTTCATGTGACGGGGCAACAAATACCGCGGATACAGGCGGTATTTGGGGCAATGTGAGTATGACAGTGAATGGAACACTCTATGATGGATTATTTCCAATAGATGGGGTCCTGTCCTTTGATAATCACGGAGGTGAGCTTCACAACACTTTTAAAAATCTTTCGAATCAAGATTTACGGATTCGAATAACATCAACTCTTCTAAATTCAAATGATTTTGGATGGGGGGAAAATACCAACCCAACACGTATGGTTGATTTCAATACAGGTGTAATTGAGTTTTGTTTGTCTAAATCCAAACAGACCATTTCATGCGAAGGAGCAACCTCTAGGATTTTCTTTGAACCTGCGCCTTTGTTTAATGGTGTAATAGATTGGACAATTGAGTTTGACGGTGTGTCTTACTCACTCGGTAAAGTAAATGGCAATGAAATACTTACCTCTTTACCAAGCGTTATTGCAGATAAAATTTTCACAGATTGGGATGGGTTTTGGGTTTTAGAAAATAAAGACTCCCTACCGCACCGATTTAAATTAACTCCAAGCGCAAAGCCTGAGATTGACCCTATTCAAGCAACTTGGACTGAACAAAATCAATCATTTATGTTAAATAACGATGGTTCTTTTATATTTTGTTTAGCAAAAAAATGTGCACCAACTCGAATTGAAATTAATGATAAAGGAATGGATTTGCCTCCGAATTCGTTTGTTTCATTGACCTATAGTTTGAGCATTCCTTCTGAAAATATAGAGATCGAAAACCGAACGATTTTGGTTAACGCTCAGGAAAACGGAACTGCACCTGTTTTTCGCGAAGCGATAAGTCAAATAATTAACGGAGTAGTTCGTATAGCTGACAGCAGTGGAGGAAATGCTCACTTTCAGCATTATCAAAACTGGTTACAAGGGGGAGATGGTTCGGGGTTTGGGTCAAACGTTGGCGAAATATCAATAACCCTTAATAACACTCCAAATGCTGGATTAGATTTGATGAATTTTCTTCAAATATATGGTGAAACTCAATATTTTAGTGATATAGCGCCTGTAGTTATCCATTCTTGTGGAGTACAAGGTTTTCCTGCTTTCTGATAGGTAATTTATGAACGAACCACTTTTACAACTGAATTGGTCAGATGACAACGGTCATACATGGTCTGATACTCGCCTGATTCCATTAGGTAAAAAGGGTGAGTACCGTAAACGTGTAATTGCACGCCGTCTTGGCTCTGGTCGAGATCGAGTGTTTAGGCTTCGTTGTTCTGAACCAGTCAAGATCGTGATTATTGAGGGGATTCTCGAATGACTCAAGGCATCCCCTCAAGGGACTTACTAGTCGATAGAAATGGTCAGATTACAACAATCTGGCTTATTTTTTTTCAGCATTTGTATTCTGTCTATTCTGACTCGAGTCAAAATAATGCCGATACACTTGCTCAGATCAAACAAATTGCAAATCAAGCGATTGAGATGGCTCGACAAGCAAAAAATGATAATGAAGCGCAACAAAAGGAAATTGATGCTTTATATGATCAAATCACTAATTCATCGAACAATTTCGCAACTACTCAAGATATTCAAACAGTCAATAAGCGCGTTGAACAGGCTGAATATGATATTCAACAGCTACAACTTGCTTTAGATAGGTTGAAAAAAACGTTTGAAGATGCTCAAAAAGAATCAAAAGATAAATTTACTGATCTACAAGATCAAGTCAACAATTTAGCAAGATCCAGTTTTGTTGAAGCCCCAGTTGATGGGAAAACCTATGGGCGAAAAGACTTAGAGTGGTCTGAGATTATGGCAGTGAAATTATCATTGCCATTTTTTTTGAGAGATGGAACCGCTCAAAACATTCCACTGACAAGTGATTTTCAACTTCCATTTTTCTTGTCTGATGGCACTCAGCAAAACATTCAGATGGTGACCTTATGACAATTCCCTTAAAGCACAGAACTGATGGATTAGGCGAGTTTGAGCCTGATGATGTTGTGCCCATTGAACATGGTGGAACGGGCGCAACCACAGCAGAACAAGCACGGCAGAACTTAGGGATTGTGCCTTCAACTGTTGAGTGGGTTCCTGTTGAACAAGTTGGCTTTTTAAATACCATTGCTGTTGAAAATGTACTTATTAATGGCGTAAGTCATGGCATTGAATTGGCTCGAATTGATGGAAACCTATGGGTAAGAGGGATGCTCAATCATAAGTATTATGGAAGTGCTTTGCCAATTTTTACTGTAAGAGATAAGAATTACAAAGTTTTTGCGAGTGGTCCCAGCTATGCCCCTGTTGCTTTTATCACCTTTGCAAGTGGTAATGACAATGGGGCTATTAAATATATGTCAAATATGGAAGTTTATGATGAGCAAACAGCAATTGATGTAGATCAGGTACTCGCACAGCAATATACCTTCATTGCTGGTTTATTTTACATTCCAGCTCAAGCCGTTGGTAAGTTAGTCTTATAAATTAGGAGTATTTCATGGATCTACTCAACGCTTTAACACATCAAAAAGAAATGCATTCAGCAGAAAACGAACCGCTTGATTATTTCAAGAAAGTCTTTGAGCTTCAGAAAAATTTACTTGAACTTGAGCAATTAGACATTCCTGTTGAACACCATTTTGCACCAGGTAATTACGCTAGAGAATGTTTTTTACCTGCGGGCTCCGTCGTGATTGGCAAGGTTCATCGTCATGCTCATGTAAATATCATCTCAAAAGGTAAAGTGACGGTTGCAACTTCTGAAGGCATTCATGATTATGAAGCACCTTTAACTTTTATCAGTGAACCAGGTGCAAAACGTGCCTTGATTGTTCATGAGGACACCGTATGGACCACCGTACACCCTAACCCAACAGACACACAGGATCTCGCTCAAATCGAAGCGGATGTGATTGTTCCTGAAAGTGAAGTTGAAGCATTTATTTTAAGTTTAAATCAGGAGAAAATCACATGTCATGGGTAGCAGCAGGAACAGCAGCGGTATCAATCGGCAGTAGTCTTTATGGAAGTAGTAAAGCAAAAAAAGCCGCAAAACAAGCCGCAGCAGCACAAGCCGCAGCCGCAAATAAAGCGGCAGGCATTCAAAGCGAAGCGTTTACCAATGCAGGAAAATTGCAATCAGATGCGGCATTAAAGGGCTCTGGTTTATTAAGTCAAGGCTATCTTGATTCAAATAGTAATTTAACAGAGGGTTATGACAAAGCTAACGCAACTCTAAACAGTGGTTTAGCGAATGCAGGTGCTTATCAAAACCCTTACTTAAATCTTGGCTCACAAGCCACAGGTTTATTATCAAAAGGTTTAGCCGATGGCAGTTTGACTCGTGGCTTTGGCGCATCCGATTTCAATGCCGATCCTGGTTATGCATTTCGCAAACAGCAAGGCATGGATGGTATTCAATCGAGTGCAGCGGCTAGCGGGGGATTGCTCAGTGGTGCAACGCTCAAAGCTTTGAATAACTACAACAGTGATTTAGCAAGTCAAGAGTATCAAAACGCTTATAACCGCTATTCAAACGACCAAGCGAATGCATTTAACCGTCTTGCTACAACATCACAAATGGGTCAAGGTGCGGCAAACAACATGAGCAATATGACCTATAACAATGCGTCAAATATTGCAGGCAATCAGACAACGCTTTCTCAGTGGATTTCACAAGGCTTGTTAGGTTCTGCGAATGCGAATGCAGCAGGGGTAATTGGCTCGGCTGGTTACAATGCTGATGCACTTGTAAATAGTGCAAATGCACAGGCACAAGGTCTTTATAACGCAGCAGGTGTTAAAGCAAATAGCACAATCCAACAAAGCAATATTAACAACCAAATGCTTAATGATGTTATTAAAAATGGTTCGGCAGGCATTGGGGCATTAATTGGTAATTATGGTGTTGGGAATAATATTAAAAATAGTAACAGTATTCTTAATAATGGATTTTCAAGTATAGGTGCTTTATCAAAACTCCCTAACAGCGGTGGAAAAACTTCTTAAGGTGTAAATATTATGGCGACTCAAAACCCAATTCCGACTTATTTTAATCCTGAGATTGCTCCAATTTACCGAAGTGTTTCTTTTGAAGACATTGCAAACTCTTTTAATAATGGTCAGCAATTTAGTAATCAAATCCAACAGCAACAACAGCAAGGGCTTTTATCTCGCTTACTTGCTCAAAACACGGGCGCAGATGGTCAAGTCAACTTAGCCAATGCATTGCAATCAGTTCAAACAAATCCTAATCAGAAATATCAGCCTGCAATGGTTAATACATTGTCTGGATTGATTCAGCAAAGAAAGGCTGCTGAGTTAAAAGCACAGCAGGAGGCGATTAAATTTGATGCAGATACAAATAAAACCTATGCAGAAACTGGAAAATTGCAACAAGAAGGTTTAGGTAAGGGGCTTGAAAATAGTGAAAAGAAATTTGGGGCTTTGAATCAAATCTTTCAAGCTGCTGCTTTAACTGGTAGCAAAAATAATGTTTTACTAGGTTTAAATGGGGCACTTAAAAGTGGAGTTATAGACCCTGAAACATTTAATCAGCAAAGGCAAATTATTGATTTAATGACACCCGAAGATATTAAATCCTATGCTTCAGGAATCAGTTTTAGTAATGCTAAAGATCCAGCGAGCATTTTGTATCAAACAGCAAATAATGCTGCTGATAATGCGACAAGTATTGCTAACAATATGCGCACCACCAATGCTTCAATTTACTCAACAGATGTAGGGGCGCAAACTGCTGATAAAAATCGAGCACAGCAAGCTAAACAATTCCAACAAAGTTTTGAGTACACAGCCCAGCAAGACGAGATTAAAAATGGTCAAGTCGAACTAAAAGAGTTGGGTGGAAAGACTTGGGCTGTTTATAAAAATGGTGATTTTAAGCCCGCTATTGGTTCTGATGGATTGCAAATAGGTGCATCAAATGCTAAAGGAATGACAGAGCAGCAAAGTAAAGATGCATTGTTTGGTGCAAGGATGCAAGAATCAAACAAAATCTTAAATAATTTAGAAAATTCTGGGGTTTCTCAAACAGTAATGAGTCGTTTGCCTTGGGTAGGCGATCCATTGTCCACTGCTCTTCCATCTATTTTAGGCGGGGCAAATGAATCTCAAGGGAAATATATGCAAGCTCGTCGAGATTTTATTAATGCAGTTCTTAGAAAGGAATCTGGCGCAGTCATTGCTGACAGCGAATTTAGTAATGCCGAAAAACAATACTTCCCACAGATAGGTGATTCTAAGGAAATTATTGCTCAGAAAGCTAGAAACAGAGAATTAGCCACAAAAATGATTTTAGGGAGTGCAGGACAAAATGGGCAAGAATTAGTTAATCGAGCTACTGGAACAGGAAATAGCCCTCTGCTTCGATTGATCGATACTTCTTCTTTTATGCCTTAAAAATGTGCTATAAATCCCTCATAACGATGGGGGATTTATAATGAATATTTTCGAAGGATCAAGACGAATTGCATACTTTATAGGGTTTATGGCTATTATTGGAACATTGATATATGCATTTAATTTTGAGCCTTATGTTCAAATAAAATATTCAATTAGTGCTCCAAAGGCTAAACTTGAAAAAAATGATTTAGAGTGCCCTAGCTCAGGGGATCAATCATATTTTTATAGGACCACAGAATCAGGAGTGCCTTATACAGTTAATCTTTGTTTATTGCCTATAGAGTTTGGTCAAGAGAAACAACTTCTTATCCCTTATAAAATTGAAAATGATTCAATATGGGGGGCAGCACATTACAGCTCTGAAGTGAATGCATATAGAAAGAATATTGAAAATAGTTTTGTTCTCCCATTAGATGACCGTGTATGGATTGAAAAAAGAAGTTCAAATTTGTACTGGAAAAACTGGGGAACTAGTATTTTCTCGCTTATCCTTGGGTTGATAGCATTCTTTGGGTTTACTTGGGTTTTAGGTTGGATTTTACGTGGATTTTTAGGAATTCCGCGCGGAATGGATAAGAAGCCAAAAACTAACATTTAAATCTAAACTGATGTAATTATATAAAAACTCATAAATATTTTAACCACTTAAAACCATTTAGACCCACTCTAACCCAGTGGGTTTTTTAATGCTTGGAGAAAAGTATGGCAAGTCTTTTGCAAAAACAAGTTTATCAAGCCTACTTGAATGAGGGTTTGTCACCTAATCAAGCGAGAATCATCACGGCAGAAATAGGACGTGAGGGTTCTTTTAGCCCAAAAAATCTTTTTGGTGTGCATATTGATCCTAAAAACGGTGCAACAAACTTAGGGATGTTGTCGTGGCAAGGTAATCGAGGGCAGGCTTTATATTCATTTTTGAAGGCTCAAGGGGTGATTCGTGTAAATGGTATCGTACCAACTCAAGAAGCTTTAAACGCAATGGCTCGATTTTCAATTAATGAAATGCGCAATAAAAAAGAGTATCGACAGACTGCTCAAACATTCTTAAATAATCCTGATGTTGATTATCAGACAGGCGCAGCGGTGCTAGGTCGTAACTTCATCCGTTGGCGCTATGATGATCCTGTTTATAAGTCTGGTCATGTGAATAGAGATAAGTTTTATCAGGCAATGGGTGGGGTAGTGGGGCAATCGCAACAAAATTATTTAGCTAGTTCATCCCAAAAAAGAACTCCTATGTCTGGAGGTAAGTGGGAAGATTTTGTCAAACAAACACAAGGTGGTTAAATCATGGCAGGCGAACAAACCAAGGCATTCATAGATGCTCAACGCAAAGCAGGGAAATCTGATATAGCTATTTTTAACTCTATGCTTGATATTCCAAAACTTAGATCAGGGATTGAAAAGGGGAATAGCTTAGGATACACAAATCGACAAATTGCTCAAGGATTAGGTTTGAATATTCCAGAACCACGCTCTGTGGATTTGGAAGAAGTTAAGCACAAATCAATGCTGAAAGAGGCTAAAAAAGCAGGAAAAACTCAAGCATGGGAATCTGGTTTACTTGGTTTTTCTGATTTAGGTGCGGGTGTTGTTCAGGGTGCGACTTATGCAGCGGATGGCATTAGTGGAGTAGCAAACAAGCTTTTAGGTACAAATTTAGATACAAAAGCCTATGAACGTTTCACTCAAGAGCGTAAAGATATCGAGGATTGGCACAATTTGCGTCGCGAAGCCAATGATCAAGGGTTCGATATTGCAAGATTAGGCGGTCAAATAGCTGGAACAGGACCAATGGCTGCTGCTGGTCGTGGATACCAAGGTGCAAAAATTCTTTCTAAGGTAGGTGCTGAGATTGCAGCACACAATGCTGCTTTAGGTGCTGGGGTTGGTGGGTTAGGCTTTGCTAGTGATTCAAACCAACGTGCTCAAAATATGGCATTGGGCGCTATTGGTGGGGCGGCAGGTGGTATCGTTGGTGAAAAAATTGGACAAGGTGTTAGTAAGGTTGTTAATAAATTTAAACCGAAAGAAGTAACTAACTCCCAAGCAGTACACGTCGTCAATGACTCTTTAGAACAAGCTAAAGGAATAGAAGGTTCTAAGATTAAAATTTCTGATCTAAGCAAAGAAACACAAGAGTTTATCACTAATGAAGTTTCCAAGCTGCTGAAAGCGGGCAAAACTCCTGATGCAAAAACCATACAGCGAATGGTAGTTTTTAATGAGCTCAAGAACAATGGATTTGACTTGAAACCAACGGCTAAACAGGCTACAGGCGATCCAAAAATTTGGTCTAAAGAAACTGAGTTAGCTAAACTTGATGGGGCAGAAGCATTATCAAAAAAATACGCGCAAGATCATGAAAATTTAAGAGGCTTACTTGATGATTTTGAAGTAAAAACAGGGGGTAAATCCTCTGATGAATATCAGGTTGGTGATAGTATTTTGAGCGCATTGAGAAGCCAAGACCAAGGGAGGAGTAACTATATTGCTGCTTTGTATGATCAAGCTAAAAAGCATACTGGAAATGATCTATTGCTTAATGGAGGTAGATTTGCAAATAATATGAAAGCCTCTCTCGATGAGGATTTAGCAGATTTATCATTGTTGCCTGCTCCATTGCTAAGGAAAGTACAAGAATTTGCAGATGGAATTAAACCTTTCACACTTGCGGAAAAAGAAATTCTTGTTAAGCAATTAAATCGAAGAATGTCAGGTGCTGATGGAGAAACGAGGTATGCGCTCCAATCAGTAAGAAGTTCTCTAGAAAAAGAAGTTGATGATTCACTAAATTCATTTAGTACAAGTTTGCAAGGGCAAGCTAAAACCGCA